GTCATTCTGTCACTTTGGTCTAGAAGTGTTGGTATATATGACTTTAGGGTAGACAAAATGTTGTTAAAAAAAGTGTCATGTGACAGATTATTTTGTCACTTATGGCAATATTTTAGTTTGCCTATGCGCGCGCGATACAAAATTCTGATAAAACTGATTTTTTTTACATACATATACAAATTTTAAAGCTATAAAAACATATGCCTAGGAAAAGAAGAAAATTGTCGTTAACTGATAGATCTACCGATATACCTTATCCGAGAGTTAGAGTGGAGTGGATTGATTGCATCAGTGACTCTGGCTGGGCCACCGACAAGGAGTTTGACAAGATGAAGTTAGCTTCACCTGTAAATGAAGGTTGGTTATATTCTAAAGATAAAAATTCTATTAAACTATTTGCCTCTTATGATAAAGATGACGATGGTATTACTTTTGGTGATCGGACGATGATTCCTCGTCCTTGGGTGAAGAAGATAACTCGGATTCAATAACCTCTTCTGGCAATGCCTCAACAACCTTTGCATTTAATATCGGAGCGTAATCATTTAATATTTTTTTCATTTTTGCTTCTAACTCTTCCTCTGACAGCTCCTCTAATTTTCCTGTTTTTATTATTTTACGGTCTATATATAATCCTGCAGCCATACCCCTGTTCTTCTCGGCGTTTGTTGCAGCAGAGAAAGCACCTTTCTTCAAAGCCTCCTCTCTAATCTTGCCTAGTTCAGCAACATGTTTATCGTAAGTCACTTCATACTTTTTAAGTTTTTCTTCTCGTAGTGCACCTATGTATTGTACAACTAATGGTGATAGCGTTGGGTTTTGTAATTCTGATGCTTCAACTCTAGCACGACCTTCACTGTAGCCAGCAGCTATGGCAGCATCTCTGCCCGTAGTTCTGCCTTCGTTAAATACTAAATATTCTGCAAATTTCATTTGCATTGCTGTTAATCTTTTTGGAACACCCATGTTGACAATTTAAGGTAACATTGTTATATTGTCAATATATGAAAGATGAAGATAAAACATACGAAAACGAGACAGTGATAGATTTTAAAACAGCTCAATCAGAAGATACAATAAATAAATTACGTAACAACATTCGTGATTTGTTGTCTATGAACACACAATACAAGACAGAACTTGCAGATCAAATTGTTAAGATAAGTAAGTTAGAGCAAGAGATAAAAGATTTAAAACAAGAAAGATCAAATTATTATAATGTTAGTTAGAGATTTACAACAAGTGCTCGGTAACTTTACTGACAAGTTTAACAAAGGCATGGGTAAAGTTGATGGTAAAGGTAATGCTATTATGTATGCTAAAGTTTACGTTGACTTGGGTAATGGTAGATTATCAGAGATACAAAAAATAGAAGCTCATGAGAATACATTGATAGGTGCAACAGAAGGTTTACGTGTTGTATTAAAACTTATGCCACAAAATAAATCTAAAATAATTTTATAGAAAGGAGAACGTATGTTTGAATTGACAGAAGAAAACAGAAAGCAATTGTTGCAATATTTATGGACAAGACCATATGGTGAAGTAGCAACAATAATAGCAATGTTAGCGTCGTTGAAGAACAAAAAGAACGACAGTGTTACCCCAAAAAAATAGGTGGGACCAGAGGCTAAATTATATAAAAAACTTGTTAAAGAATGGAGGGAGTTTACCTTTACAAGGCTTGAAAACATTAGCATACTTGGTACTCCTGATTTGTTGGTCTACAATAATAATAGGCACTTTTTTACAATAGAATTAAAAGTTACAAAGGGTAATAAAATTAAATTTAGTCCACATCAAATTGCGTTCCACGTGAAACATCCGGACAATACATTTATCTTAATCCAGGCCCTCGGTCCGAGGTCCGCTAATCGTTTTCACATGTACCGTGGTTCAAGAATCTTGGAGCTTGTTGCTTGTGGCTTGAAGCTTGATGCTTGTTGCTTGGAGCTTGACGCCTGTTATTCTTTTTTGTCGAAGCTTGGTGCTTGATGCTTGGCGCTTGTAGCTTGTTGCTCCGCTCTCCAGCGGAGGCTGCTGTCCATGGACAGGGTCGGATGAGTCCGCCAACAAGTTAAGGCCCGGACCAGGTGAACGCCTTCCAGCCTCCGTCGAGTCTCCTCGGCTAATTACCTGATCCAGTTTATTACGCTTGCGTAATTCTTTATAATATTTTGGATGTTTAAATTCGTGCATTAATGTTTACCGTATGAAACTACTTTTATATTAGAATCCCAACACTGTCTACAGCTGCCACACTTGCCGCCCTGATTAGGAGCCGGACAAGTCGCGCCAGTCTCTACAACCATTGAAGAGTTGGGCCAGGTGTCGTTGCGCTGGTCCATCATTGGAGGTGAGAACCTTATAACAAGATTGTCAGGCTTGCTGGCCAGGTGGTCCTTGATCCACGCTTCACGGGTTGGCAGCCAGTGTCTGGTGTCAGGTGTTAACCTGCACACTTCATAAATTTTTTTTAGGTGCTGCTGGTCCTGTACGTCGCCCGCGTCGTGCCATCTAAACCACTTCTGGCGCTTGATCACCGCAGCCATTGCAGGTACCCAGGCTGGATGTTTAATTGCGTCCAGTCTTCTGTATTGAGCTGCTTTAATTGCTTTGTATCTTGTGTAGTTACCCTTCAGGGCATAACACATTGAACAAACTGAATTTTTAATTTTACGTAGCTTGCTGCCGGTCTTGCACTCCCACGCTGGCAGGCTGTAAGATAGTCCAGGCATCTTGCTTGTTCTTGTAAAGCTGTCTGTAATTTTAATTGCTTCTTTTACTAACATAATTCTTTCTCCTTTAATTTATAGGATACTGTAACAGAGTACAGGTCCCTTGTCAAGCTTGCGGCTTGACGCTTGCAGCTTGCAGCTTGTTGCTTGTAGCCGTTGTCCTCGAGCCAGCGGCTATGATGTATTAGTATTTTCTGTCTTTGAAATCCGGGTCTTCTACTCATATGTTATTCCTTTCTAAATTTATCCTACAACATCCCACAGCTGCTGTCAAGCTTGAAGCTTGCGCCTTACCAGTTCTAAAGCAATAGCTGAACTTACTCTCCGGCGCAATGCAGGACCAGTGAGATTGAAGCCGGCGTGCTTTATTTTAATAGCCATGGCAACAGGCTTATCACTGTATCCAGTGCTCACTGATCCCAGGTCCATTGCGCAGATGATCATTTACATTTATCACAATAGACCAGGGATCAGCACAGTAGGTATAAGCTTAATCCGGTAAGATTTTAGCTACTAGAAACGCTACTGTTCTGATCCCAGGACCAACACTAGAGTTTTTTAAAGATTAGAATTCTAGAATTCTCTCTAGCCCATCGCTGTTGTTAGTCCAGGGATCAGTACAGGCTCATAACACGAAGACGGACTAGTGTCGGTGTGACGTGCTACAACCTGTAGTTGTCCCAACTCTTCCCACTCTAACTCTATAGATTAAAGCAGTAATAGTTAATCCTATATAATACTTGACAATAGTATTGTCAAGTGTTAAAAAACTTTTTATGAAAGGAAATATAAATATGGAAAAACAAAAAAGACAAACACTAAACGCTGATAAGCGTAAAG